GAGTACGACCATGTGTCCGTTTTTTGATAAAGTAATGGCTGTGACTGGTTTGTCAGCTTGTTCAATGTTTGGAAAGCCTCCCTCCGACGAGACCTCGATATCGATTGTGACAACTGAAATCTTTGACGGGTCATACTTTATCTCTCCCTTGTATCGATCGTTGATAAAAGTATACACATAGTTTGTTGACCCAAATATAGGAAAGTTTTCTACTTCTTTATATTTGGTAACAAACTCACGCGCATCTCTAATTGATTCAAAGTCCAACTTCTTAACAGGAACACCTTTCAATGATCTGTATGGTGTGTTGTTGTCATGTGATGTTACAAACAAATAAGGTTTGTAGGGGACAGAAACCTGGATCTTTTCTCCGGCTTCGTATCCCCTGAGCAGTATTTCATTGCCACGGATGTGGATATTAGTGTAAAAGTTCATATCACCTCGTTGAGAGATGTTAGCATACTATAAAAAAGAGAAGGAGGCTACTAGCCCATTAATTGAAGTGCAAGTTGGTAGTGGTGCATACGATCTTGAAGACCAATTGTTCCACCATTAATCCTTTTGGTCAAAGTAACAAAATCACCTTTGTCACAAAGGTCATTCAACAAATTAACATCCCAAAACCAAGCAGCACTATAACAAGCACCTGTTGGTGTTTCTAAGTAAGCAACACATTCATCAAGAGAACATTGGAAATCTGTTGCCATTCTTTGATAGTTGTTCTTACCAGTTAGTTGGATCAAACCACGACCACAAAACTTATAACCTTCTCCAGTAGCTTCAGGTCCATTACCCATACGACCACCATAAACACGATTGGCAATCATTTGAGGATTTCTTTGATATTGTTCTGCTAACTGTCTATTAGGAAAGTACTTTGGAAATACTTTCAGCAATCCATCTGCCGAATAGTTAAGATTCTCTTTGACAAAATTAAATCCACCAGATTCGTGCCCTACTTGTGCTATAAATGCAGCAGCTCTTGTTGTTGTGTCAAGAATGTAATACATTCCGGCTGCTTGATTCAAAGGTTCAACGTATCGATTCAGTACATCAGCCTTTGTTTTGGGAAATAATTTCTGTAATAATTCTAAAGAATACATTAGGGGCTCCTCTAAAGAGTATGCCCCTATTTAGGATTTCACCTCAAAGCAGAAGCTGAAGCGATTTGAATACCAGAACCAAACATAGAGTTGTAACGATTGATTAACTCCACTGAAGGAGTGTACTCAGTTACAACCATACTTGATTTAATTGTGAACTCTTTATTATCACTAAATGGAATCCAAGGCATCAGAGCAACACCCATTTGTCCGCTAGATGATGAAGGAACAACAGCAACTTGAGCTGGATCCTTTATAACATAGTATGAATCCTGCTTTTCAATCACACCAATCAAATCAGATCCATTGATTAACTGGATCCCCATCACTATATTCATATTATATCCTTTGGTTTCGAATGTATTCCTGAACCTGTTTTTCAACCCTCATTCTACGACCTTCGGCCATAGCTTCAAGAAATCTCCAAATAGTGGTAAAAAATATCATAGGTATCCTTTGTACTTGAGTTTCTGTTCTCTGCGTTCAAAATCTGCACGGTCTACAGATTGTGAAAGGTAGTGCTCTACATCTCTTTTGGAGTTAGAGCACTTACTCACAAAGTCTTTAAGTTTTGCCAATAGAAACGAAATCACTTATCCTCTGCTAGAAATTCTTTTTTAGAAGATTTGCTAGCTTCCTTGACTTCAATTTTCTTAGGCTTTTTATGCTCTGGAATGATTCTTTCTAGAGCAATTCGTAGCATTCCATTCAACATAGCTGCATCGTTGATCTCTATATTATCATCGATTGCAAATGTTCTTGTAAATGCACGATTGGCAATACCCTTAAACAAGAAATTTTCACTATCATCCTGAGCTTTGCCAGAGATAATAAGTTTGTTATCTTCTAAAGTAATTTCAACGTCTTGAGTAGAGAACCCAGCAATAGCTAGCTCAATAACATATTTGTTTGAATCTACTTTACGGATATTGTATGGAGGGTAGTTTGGAATGTGTTTAGTAATGTCGTCATGAAGTTTTGTAAGTTTGTTGTAAGAATCATCAAATCCTACAAAATACTTGTCAAAATCTTTAAACACAGAAGGTAATTGCGTAAGATATGTCATAAAGTTCTCCTTATTAAGCGAGTAAATGTTAAAAACCAACCCAAAAGGCGTTGGCCCGAGAAATATTTTACTAGCCTACCTCGGACTGCTAGCGCAATAAAGCATTAGTATTTATAATACTATTCACATATGAAAACGCTTGCATTGCGTTTCCAAACGTACTAACTTGATCATTAAACAATAACTCAAATTTACAATCACTGTAGTGACCAATTGCTATTATTTTATCAAGGTACATAAAAGCTACATCCAATTTTTCTTCATTAAGGTAAATGTGAGTAAGTTTCATATTCAACCCCAGCCTCAGCAAACATCAGTTTAGTGACTTTGGGATTATCCTGTATTCTCGAATTGTCGGCAACAGCTACAACTCTTTTAATTCCTCTTTGGATAATTGACTTGGCACATTCATTGCAAGGCGGATGAGTAACATATAGCGTGCTGCCTTTGGGACTGACAAAACAATTATCCAAAGCATTACGTTCTGCATGAGCAACCAAAAGTAGTTTTGTTTCTCTGTCTTCATACCTAGACTCAAGATCAATCACACCTCGAGGAAACCCATTATATCCAAGACCTATTACTTGTTTATCCTCATTGACAATACAAGCTCCAACTTTAGTTCTTGGATCTTTAGACCATTGTGAAACATGTTGTGATAGTTTTAAAAACCTCTCATCCCATAATCTAGAAATCATTTCAGTTTTTTCGTCCAATATTGTATTTTGCTATTAATTCCCAACCATCTTTATCTTTATACGCAAGAATTTTAATTTGAGAAAGAGGAGAGACAGGAGATGATGATTTGTCTTTCAATACTAATTTCACAAGTCCCCACTCTTCTAATAAATTTGCAATTGTGTTTCTTCTACCAACATCATCATCTGAAAAATTAGAAGGTTTTCCATCTAAAGCAAATAATTCTTTAAAATGAACTATGTAATATCTTCCTTGCTTGTGTAAAATATGACAAGACTGATATAACTTTCTATCTTTTTTAGAAGCAACCCCAATACGAGTCAAAGTCTCTTTAATCTTTAAAAAATCTTCTTCATTTGGAAGTGTTACCTCCACTAGGCTGTCGATCACGCTCATAAGTACCACCTTTAGTCAGTTTATTTTTAATTATAGTTAACTGATCACTAGACAAGATCGACAGTGCTTGGATAGCTTTTTCGCGGTTGTAACCGAAATATTCCATCACGAGATCAATATCGTTATTGTCCTGCTTTTTCACCCATTTAGCAAACCGCTTGGAGGGTCTAACGATATTTAGAAGATAAGAGTTTTGAAGTTTGTTATCAAGAGTATTATATGAGTTCATTTCGTTTGCATGAAGAACGGTATCAGGAAAATATGATAGAGCCCTATTTACCATGAACGGTACGTAAAGTTTTTCCAAATCCGGATCCTCAGCAATCAGATCTTTTTTCGATGTGCTATTGATAGCATTGACAAAATCAAAAGGACTCATATAAGTTTTGAAACCTTGTAAGCTGATCCACAAGCAAGAGTCCAACCTAATGTTCCATGTCCTGTATTGAGAACGACGTTTTCATTTAATCTTTCCACGTATGGGAGGTTTGATGGGGTTGTTGGTCTAAGTCCTGACCAATACATCGATTTCGACCAGTCACAACCTTCTGGGAACAAACGTCTAGCATGTTGTTCAACCACTTTACAACGTCCAATGTTAACGTCAGGATCCCATCCAGCAAGCTCAGCAGTACCTGCAATACGGAGACGATTACCAAGGCGAGAGTATACAATTTTGTTTTCATCATCTGTAAGACTTATAGTAGTCACTTTTGAGGGATCTGTGATCGGAACTGTTACTGAACTACCTTTCGCTGGGTATATCATTAATTCTTTGCCATAATTGATTTTGACAAAAGGATAACTATAGCAACCCATTGCTATCACAAACTGCTTGGCTTCCAAACCAAATGAACGAACTTCATCATTTGAAACATACATCCTACATTCTAGTGAATTGTTTTTCTGAGCAATCGCTACTGTATCATAAAAGAACCGTACACCATTAGATTCGAGCCAATTAGCAAGATTTTTAGTAAAAAGGTTACAATCACCAGATTCATCGTTTGGAGCGTAAGTTCCGCCTAAGATTCTATCACAACCAGCCAAAGAAGGTTCTAGATCAACTATAGATGCTCTAGATACTTCTTCTATACTCAGTCCATAAGACCTCATGACTTTAGCGGCCTCTAAACCATTTTCATACTCATGACTATCAGTATAAAAATGAATGATACCTTTCTTAAGCCTGTCATACTTAATTTTAGTATCTTTAACTACCTTATTCAACTCAATCAATGAATCAAGCGCTTGTGTAGTCAACGAAGCAGTGTTATATTCACATTTAGAACGATTACAATTTTTTAACCATTCCCACATCCACTTAAGTTGATGAAGATCCCACTGTGGTTTAAAGTACAAAGGACTATCTTTACTGATCAACCATTTAGCAACTTGAAACTGAGCACCAGGATGAGCCCAAGGCTCAGCATGCGATACTGATATCTGACCACCATTACCAAATGATGTTTCTTCTGAACAAAGATCGTTCCTTTCAATAACAGCGACCTCGAGTCCTTTTTTCCACAAATAATAGGCGGTGGTTACTCCAATTACACCACCGCCAATCACTATAACATCATACTTCATAATCGATTGTGTTAGTAAGATTTTTTAGCTTTTGCTCATCGCTCCAAGACGCAAGATAATCATTATCTTGATCACACAATTCAAGAACTTCCTCTCTAGTCATTTTTCTAGTAGATGAAATTGTTTCATCTATGTGGTGTTGAGAAAACTCTTTAAAGTCTGTATTATCGTTACCTAAATTCATAATCACTTCATCTGAAGCATGCTCTGCATTTTTTGCTTTGACAACATACCTCATACGAAATATGCTAATTGTTTCGACAAGATAGTAATCAGTTTCTTTTCTCGCAACAGCATCAACATTAGTCATGCTTACTTCCTTATCGGTAATATTCCATTTAATGGTATCGCCCTCTCTCCAGTCTTGTTCTTCTACAAACTTTTGATCAAACTCTAAGAGAGTGTCACCAGTTTCAGGATCTTTAACAACCTTTGCAGTATATTTGTTAGAAAGGCGCTTCATCAAATTGCTCCGAAAGTTTTTCAGTTACATATTTAAATTGATTACGTTTAAGAAACACATGCTCAGGGAATGGCCAATGCTTGTTTGGTATTCTAATTAAATATCCTTGCTCAGTTTGCTTGACAAAGTATCCAATAGAACCATCTACACATTCAACCATTTTCAATGGTATTGACTTTATCACTTCCATTCCATGTTCACCATAAGTTCTGCCATACAAGCCGTTGTATTAATCTCTTGATCTGCTACAAAAGCTGACTTGTATTGGTAGTTTGCAATAATCATTACAAGTTGAGCAACGCTGGCATTATTTGCTAACATTGTTGAAGCATTATCGTATAGTTTACGAAAAAGGACAACTGGATCAATATCGTTGTTCTCACCAACCCATTTTCTCACACTACTGAAATCTTTCTTCTTCATGAAATCTATTAGAGTCTTGAACGATTCATCTGTAAAGTTGGAGAGAATCCCACTATCAATAGCACCAGTAGCAGCATATCTCTGAAGTTCGTTCAATGTTCTCCTGAAGTCCGGAAAAAACTTCTGAACAAGCTCAGCTACTACTTTATCAACATATTTAACTTTTTCTTTCTCTAGAATATCACAAACTCTTTTGAAGAATTGAGATGCAAGAGAAGGCTTCTCTTCTTTAGGAATCTTGAACTCAACAACAGAACATCTCGACCATAGTGGTTCGATTAATTTGTTCTTGAAGTTACAAGTGA